GAAGCGGTGCGATGGTGGCGTTGATAAAGTTATACCCGCCAACGTATGAGTAGATGTCAGCTGCTTGAATTCTACCGTAGTTCGCATTCTTGCCGCTGCAGGACAGCATTCGCTCGTAGTCCACATAAACAGGATTCTCGTTCCATCCGCCAAGATAAACCTTGTACTTGCCATCCAGCGACTTATCATGCGCCAACAAACCAAAGGAATGCTCCACCAGTGCGATGTCCTCCTGATGCTGCGCTCCGCCGAACCAACCGACTTTGAACAGGTGCGGGTCGGGTTCTTCGCTTGGGTTCGGCAAGTACTGCTGATAAGCCTCGTATGGTTCATTGGGCAGGATGGTGACATTCTTGTTCAGCAGGCGAATCTTCTGCGCCAAGTGTTCGGTGGTGGTGGTCACATGGTCAGCAAGTCGGATATGCTCCCGAATCTGCTCATCCAACTTGGTGGACAAATAGTGCCTGTACATGATATGTCCGCTCTCCAGCACCCAATAGTCATCCAAGTCCAAGATTACTTTTGCTCCAAACGCCGTGAGAGCCTTGTAAACGTTTCGAATTTGCTCTAAGGTACCTTGACACCACAAGCGATTAAATAACCACACGTCAATGGTCTGCAAGTCCTCGTCATTTACGTTGGTAATGTTTTCCACGCAGACGTAGTCAAACTCCGTGTAATTGTCGCCGAGGTAGGCATTAGGCATCTCAAGGCGGTAAAAGCTGCACCCCGTAGGGTGGGCGTTGTAAACGATGCAAATCCTCATGGGTCAAAGGTACAAAAAAAGGGCCGCCCATTATAGGCAGCCCTTCCACTAAACCAAGCGGGGTATGAGGCCCGCAGGTCAAAGGTACATTACGAACCGGTTATTTGCGTTGCGGACGCAGCAAAAGTTGCAGCGGCAATGTTGAGCATCGGGTTGGTTTCCATGCCCGACAAGGTCATCTCGTAGCCCGAACGGTCACCGAATGCAGTGCCAGTTCCAGCAGTGCCAGCCGTTGCTTCCAAGCCATTGTCAGCACCGAGAACCCAATATCTGCTGTTGTTGTCTTGTACGATAACGAGCAAGCGATTGCGAGCAAGCAGGCGCAGTTCATTGCGTACGGCGGTTTGCAGTTTGTTAATCGTAAAAGTGACTTCAGGGGTGTAGAACAGTGTGCCATTCTCGACCGATGCGTTGAGCGTTTCGGTCATGGACGAGGTGGCCTTGGTCAGGTCGTATTCAAAAAAACCGCTGACAGCATAACCAGTAAAACCTGTCACCAATCCGTTGCCGTTTGTATTAACGGAGCCAGTGGCGTTAAAGGCTTGGACGTAAACACGTTTGATGCCGCCGATTGAATCACGGCATCCGAGGGCGTAGCCCGTAGTAAGGGAGCAGGACATATATGTATATTTTTAGAGGGTTATATTAATACTAAAAAGCGGGGGGCAGTTGCCCGCCCCCCTATACATTAGGCCAGCTTGAAGTCAACAATCAAGTCAGGGTAAGCAACTTGCACGCCTGCTTTGAAGGAGGCTTGGAATCTTACCTCATCGTTGTCACGGCTGTAGAAAATTGAGAACTGCTCTTCATCGCTCAACAAGTCAGTGCCATAGAACAAATTGCCAAGGTAAGTGCAGACGATGCGATTGGTTGTAAGCAAACCGGGAACGGCGATGACTTTGATGTTTGTGCCGGGGTACACCATCTCGCCTGCGGCCATGCCAGCAAGGTCGACTTGATTGTAAAGCACTGCGCTGCTGGCTTTTAAGCCACCAATCAAGGTGCGGAATGTATCCCAACCGCAGAACATTACAAGGTCGTTTTTGGTAAGGATAGCTTGAGGAATGCGGTTGTAAATCGTGTCGAATACACTGATGACGTTGGAAGTAGTAATCGAAGACACGGCGGCGGTGTTGCCTGAAACAACGCTACCTGATGCAGCGTTGAGGAGTTGATTGACACCGCTGAAGAAAGCGTTGCCTTGCCAAATTGCATTCTCCAAAGCCTCGGCGATGCGAGCGGCTTTTTGCTCGGCAAAGGCTTGCTCAAATGGAACGCCTTCGTAATTTGAACCAGCGGTCAACTGCGTTTGCATCCAATATTGCTCAAGCGAGCGAGGGCAAAGGGCTTCTTGCACTTTCATGCGACCAACGGTGATGTTGCGCTGGCTAAAGGTGGTTGTGCCTGATGATGTCCATCCGCAATCTGCGCCGCTGGCAATAGCGGCATCGGTGTCCATCAAGTTAAGGGCAGCAGCTGATTTGATGCCTACCTGCTTGGTAAACAAGGCAGCAGAACGAGCGGAGAATACCGCTTTGGTGATGAGAGGTAACCGCTCTTGGTCGGTGTAGGTGGTTAGTGTTCCGAGTGAATAACTCATAGCTTTTTGTTTAAGGGGTTAAGGTTTATTTTGTTTTTTTAAGATTTTGGATTGTTTGAGCAAGGGCAGCAAAGTTCTGCTGGGCAGAGGCTTTGCGTTGCTCCACGATTGCGGAGGCGGTTGGCTTTGGGGCTTCGGTAGGTAGTTCGGCAACCTTCTCAACGATGTCGGTCATGGTTTCCATCTGCGATGCAAAAGCAGTCATCTTGTCCTTCATCTTGCCAAGTTCTACATAGGCGGCCTTGAGTTCCTCCATGATAGCAACAAGGTGCTTTTTGACGATTTCCTCAACAACGGCAGGGTCAACGGTTGGGTAGCCCTCCTTCACTTCTTCCACGATTTCAACGGCGGTGTCGGGTGCAATTTCAGCGGCAACGGCTACCTCTTCGGCAGGGGCAGCAGCGGCGGCAACAACCTCAACGATTTTGCCTGCTTCGGTTTTGACTACGCCAACACCCTCAACTTGATGCTCGCCATCGGGGGCGGGCAGCACTTCGGTTTCGGTAATAACAAAAACAGGAGTACCAACAACGAGGTCGCCGTCAACACGGATTTTAGTGCCGTCTGCCAAGGTGTAATCGGCAAAGGATTGCTTGTGGGTTGCAAACTTCCGCAGTTCAGTGCGCAAAGTTTCGATGGCTGATTTTAAGTTCATAGATTATAGGGATTTGTAAGTGGGTTGAAAATGTTGCAAAAAGTTGGTCAAATCATCTGCGAGGCTAGCAAGAGCGACCTCAAGTTCGGTTCCTGTGTTCTTCATGCCGAACAAGCCCTCCACGCTGAAACCCTTGAAGGCATGGCGGTTATCCCAAACCTCATCGTTCTCGACCTTGAAGGAGCCAAACCAGCTGCCATCCGGCGTGTCCTCGTAGCCTTTGGGCGGCATGACACCACGCTCGGCATCGGTGATATAAGATTCAAACATATACACGCCATCGAGTTCGGCGTTGTGGTAAGCGTTCACATTATGCTGGTTGCCTTGCTTGAAATACTTCTGCACAATCTTACGGATGGTGGCCTTGTCAAATACCACATAGTACTCGCCATAGGTATCATCCTTGCGGAAAATTGGAGTATCGGCAAGCATCAACGGCCCGGTAAGCACCCTGCGTTCACCTGTTTCGGCAAATCGTTGCTTGGTCTTGGCGAAGGCTTGGAAAGGTTTCTCGATGGCGGGCATATCAACGAGGGCAACAAACTGCACTCCCTCGTCCACCTCGTCAACGGTCATTCGGTAAACAGGTAACTCCATAGGGGTAAATGTAGCGACTACCCTAATGTTGCAAATTCGGACAACCGCCGCACTCTGCTGGTGGTCTGCTGGATGTCACGCTCCACGACATAGGCTCGCATGGGTTGGTTCTGCTGGCCTTGGCCTCCAGCAAATCCTGATAGGTCGGTGACGTTAGGGTTGCTGAACACGGGAGGTGCAGGCGTTTCGCCTCCACCGCTTGGCACGATGTTGCCACTTGGTGCTGTACCTCCACCGCCTCCTTGGAATTGGGTTGCCCTGATTTTGGCTACGTTAGCAAGACCTGCGGCAATGGCAAGACCCGCTTGAACAAATCTTTGACCCGGAAAAACTTCCACTTGTGTTTTTAACGCAGCGCTTGCTGCAAGGTAAGTATTGACAATCGCTTGCGCTATGCTTGCCGCCTTGGACACGTTGAACGCCTTGCGCTGGGCTTGTTCGCTTTGCCCTGCCGTTGCCGTGATGATGTCGCCAATGATGCTAAAGGATTGGTCAGCCATCTGCTGCTGGGCTTGTCGCAAATCAGATTCTCTTTGCAACTGACCATCCTTGGTCGCTTTATCCCTTGCGATTGCCGCAGAC